TCCAATCTACATTATCAGTAATACCTCCCTCTACGGCAGTAGTAGTCGTTTCTATGTAGTCTCTTGCTACAAGTCCCTGCTCAAGTTGGGCATCTTGGATAAGTAATCCTGATGTGTCATCTCCTACCCAATTGGTGTCATTATTTCCATCCGATGCGTATATGTATATAGATGATGATGCGGTGATATTAGCAGTAACCGAACAACGATACCAACCACTTCCAACACTTTCCATATTAGCATCAATAGCACCTCCGCTTATGTTATGAATAGTACCATTTGCTAAATCAAAATCAGCACGAGGGTTTGAACCATTCAAAACCAAAATTCTTGCCCAATTCTTACCATTTGCCTTGAGATAAGCAGATAGTGTTAAAACACCTGTAGGAGATGTTGTCTGCACTAAATAATGTGAAGCATCACCATCAGCAGGGTTAGTTCCTGTAATAGCCCAAGCATCACTTGAACCATCATAACCAGACTGACCACTTGTAACAATTAATCTTACTTTAGCCCAATCACTATTGCTAAAGTTGTTTGATTGTGTAACAAAGTTTTGAGTCTCCTTCTCTACCAACCCATCTGCATTAACTCTCGTAGCAGCACTTGAACGAGTGAAAGTAAAATCACCCTTTCTGTCCTCTGGCTTGATAGAGTATACCTTGCCCGTATCCACTAACTGTGGATTCATTACTAAACTTGCTTTGCTGTATAAATCACTCATATCAAATCGTAGTTAGGGCAATACATTCGTCATCGGTTAAGCGTGTTTTAAATACCATTGCTTGAGATACAACACCGCTCATATTTGCAGTATTTGCAGTAAAACCACCTACCCTTAAATCATCATATGTAACTGCAGGTGTATAGGTTACTGAAGATGCGCCTATTTTCTCGCCATTAACATACAATACACTATTGCCGCTTTCAAATGCAAATGCTGCCTTGAATGTATCAGCAACATTGTTTTTTTGGAAACTGAATATAGTGCTATTGTTGTTTCGGTAAGACGCGAATAAATTACCCGCTGTACTTCTTGCAATGAATATACTGTTCGCAAAAGATGCTTGTTCTATTCTCATCAAGTATCCTTCAGTATCTACGGCATCATCCATAGTTACCTCTACATACATCGTTCCTGTACCTTGAGGAAGCAAATCACTAATTCCACTAGCTATTTGACAAGAATCTGTTGAACGGGTTACACTTGAACCGTAAGCGGGAATATATGAGGTAGGGTAAGAGCCGAGTTCTACTTGTGCGCCCCATACATAAACCGTAGGTGCGTATCCTGTTCCTAAAGCATCAATTCTAAACGAAGGTGTCGCTACTGTAGCTCCACCTAAATCACCGACAGAGCATCTGTACCAACCGTTTCCATAGTTTTCTATGCTTGGAGTTACAGAACCAACAGCATCTCTATAGGTGCCGTTGGAAAGGTTGAATATAGCGCTAGCCTCTATGTTAGGAGCACCACCGCTTAATCTTAATCTAACCTCATCGCCATCTACCTTCTTTAGGAAGATGCTTCCGATGTGTGTCTGATTAGCAACATTGCTAAACTGTGTTCTGATATATACATTGGCATTATCAGCAGGGATATACAGTTTTGTTGCGTCTTTATATCCAGATGGAGAAATTCCATCTTTATATGTTAGGAAGGTAGAGAATGAATCCCACGCTCCAAGCCATTCACTAAACAAAATACGGTTAGTTCTTTGAGGCTCAAGTAAAAGAGAGGGGCACGAAGCACCACCAGAATAGTCTATACGTGGCAGGTTTTCTAATATGCCTTTTTGTACTGCCGCTGTAGTGGTCTCAATGTAGCCAGTTGCTACCAAGCCTACTTCGTGCTGAAAGTCTTGTATTAAAACCCCTGATGTTCCATCTCCTGCATAAGAAGGAATTTCACCATCAGTTGGTGATTCTATAGGAATTACACCTGCTGAATACAGGGCTATAGTGTAGTTTAAACTTAAAGTGATTCTATACCAACCATTACCAACACTTGTGATAGTTGAATCTATGATGTCAGTACCTCCACTTGTTCCCTTTGTTCCGTTTTGCAAATCAAAATTTGCATAGGCTTTACCACCACCGATATTAAATACTCGTAATTGTGCGTGATATCCCGAATACTTTGCATAAACACTAAAAGTGCTTACACCTGTTTGATAAGGAGTTGTCTTGTACACATAATGGGTACTATTGTCTGTTATAGGAATAACCTTCCAAGCATCCGAACTACCATCGTAACCCGTTTGGCCGCTTGTTAAGGTTGTTGCTTCAAGACCCCAAGTAGTATCAAACTGATTTGATTGCAAAAGCAGATTCTCCCGCCCTTTCTCAATAAGACCGCCTTTATTTACCCTAGTAGCCGCTAAGTTACTGCCTCTAGAAAATGTAAAGTCTCCACTACGGTCTTCTGGCTTTACAGAAGGTAGCTTGCCGTCTATTGGTGCATCTGGCACCATTATTAATGAAGCCTTATTGAAAAAATTGCTAGCCATAACCTTACGCTATGTATGCAATAATTTTTCCCGAAGTAACTGAGATTGTACTGAACAACCCGTATACCGTTACACCCGCAGGGATGGTAACAGAAGCCAAGCTATCTCCAGCCTCAGCAGTTGCACTGATTACAGCATCGTCAGTAGCTGTGATTGCACGGTAGAATTCTCCTGCCTGTCCTGCTCCTGCAGCTCCGATAAGACGGAGACCTTTCTGGCCAAGGACTTGGCGCTGGAAGTTAGGGGTTGCGTTTACGTTTTCGTAAGCCATTGTATATCAAGTTTTAAAAAGTCAAGCTCTAATGCGCTGTGCGCCAAATACTTGACAAATATAATAATTATTTGGTTAGCATATCTAATAGGTTCTGACCTTCATCAGTCAGCTCACCTCTTTTGCCCTGACGTTGAGATATCATCTTAGACTGCTCAACAGCCTGCTTCTTCACTCTATCGTCCTTAGCCTTTTCTTTCTTGTCCTCAAGGTCCTCTCTGAACTGCATATCCTGCTGCTTCATCCCCATCGTAGCTTGAACTTTAGCGCCTTCAATCTGACCTTTAAGTTGGTACTCTAATTGAAGTAATTGAGCCTTGGCTTGAGCGTCTGCTTGAATCTCAGCAATCTTAGCTTGACTCTGCATCTGAATCTCCTGCATCTTACCTTGGCTAGATGCCTGTGCAGTCTGTTGATTCATCTGAGCCTGCATTTGCGAGTTCTGCTGTGCCATTTGTTGCTGAGTGCGCATACGCTTCTTACGGCGAATGATAAGCAGCTGTTCAGCCTGGTCCACATCCTTAATCTGACGAATAGCAATAGCATCCTCTAAGTCAATTTCTTTCTGAGACAAGGCTATCTGAATGTTCTGCTCTAAGTAAGATTTCTCAGCGTCATCCATTTCAGTCTGAATCTTAACACCGAAGTTGTACATAGGTAGGTCTCCGAATGAAGACAGAACTTTCATATTTTCTTTACCTATAGCCTTTATGTAAACTTTAAACAAGACAGACTCTTTAGGTAGAATCTGTAAACACTTGATAATGTCTTCGCAAATTCTACTATAAAGATAAATAGACGCGTTAGTAATATCGTAGATAGCATTATTACCTGCTGAAATAGCTTGCTGACGTACACCTACTAGCTGCTCTCCTTTTGGAGACGTACCGTCCATTACTTCATTAATACCCGTTGTATCACGGATAAGACGAAGATTATGGTTGTATATAGTAATAAGCTCATTAATGTTACGGATACTATTGTCTAGAGACCTAACTGGAGGGTTCTGGAATCCACCTTCTGGATTTTTGCTGCGATAGTAGAATACACCTGTTTGCTCGTAGATGTCTTGTATGTCTAGCGGCTGTAGTTCACCACCTTTACCTAGCTGTACGTTTTCTAATCCTTCAACGTCTACAATAAGACCGTCAGGTTTAGCCTTAGCGATGGCCTGCTGTAACTTTAAGTGTGAAAGCTGTAGTTGGTCTGCAAATCCTATGACTGAGCCTACTAAAGACTTAGGCATCATTCTGCGTAGGTTTGTCGCTACTACAGAGTAAGATAATCTTGCTTTAGTTAAGTCGTGTACGTTTTTAGGTACATTATTTTTTTGTCCGTATCCAAACACGTATCCACATCCAATAACATAGCTACCGCCAAATACAGTCTGAATATTCATTGCCTTTGGCTTTCTATCGTATACAGACTCTTTAGGTGGGCTGTAATCAAATCCTTTGTAGTAGAATCCTCTGTTGCCAAACTTAGAACCTTTTTCCTCAAACATCATATCGTCTGTAGAAATAAACTCAAAGTCCATAACCTCAACGATAAACTCATCGTAACCGTATGTTGTACGGTCTAGAGTTTCATCGTAGTATTTATAAGAAAGCTTATCAGCTCTATTCTGATACTTGTTCTTTACTCCTTGAGCTATCTTTTCGTACTCGTCCTCTGTAAGCTCATTACCAGCAATACGCTTAAGTTCTGAGATGCTAATTTTCTTGACGTGTCCTGCGTAGATAAGGTCGCTAAACGTAGGGTCTTCGGTGTAGCTATGGAAGAAAAACGCTGGGTCAATATACTCTTCGGTAATTCCATAGTTAGGGTCGTTGTTTCTTTTTACGACAGCTATACCACAAGTAACCAAATCATTTACTGCTCTGCGATACACACGTTGGTCAAAGTCATTCCACTCAAGGGTCATATTCGTACCTACTTGAGCAGCTATTTCTGCGCCAGTTTTAATACTAGCGTCCATAAATATTTCTGCTTCCTCAGTAGTTTCTGGTACAGACTTTAAGTCTACGTTTGTGTCTACACCTAAAGTTTCCATCTGTTTAATCAACTCTTTGTTTTCAACTTCAAAAAGTTTCTTAGCTCTTTTATCGTCTTTCTCAGACTGAGATAATGGGTCTACAGCTTTAACATTAGGATATGGCTTGCGAGAGAGTATATTGTTAACTACAATTTTCACAAACTTAGGGACGATAGGCACTGGAGACCAATCAAGGTTTAGCAACGTACCGTCCCCATTGTTCGGGTCTAAAGAGTTTAAAATCTGTTTGTATATAGATGTGTCTTGAGTACCGTTCGCGTAATCGCGATTGGTTTCAAAATCCTTTAGTCTTCTGCGAAAAAGACTTCGCTCATCATCAGAACTGCCCCATTGTTTTTCAATAGCCTTAGCGTACTTAATACCATAGGCTTTTAATACTTTTTTTGAATAGTGTGCAAAGGGGTCTGGGAAATTCCCATATTTGCTTTTGTCGTTGTCTTTATTGTACATATAGCGTTTCGCAGAATACTTCCTCGCAAAGATACAAAATTAAAAGACTGCGTATTAACGCCGTATTTCAGTGTTATACCTTCTAAAAAATGTCTTGTCATTAAAGTTAGATTCCTTTTTTTTAATCTCACTTTTTTGAGCGCCTAACAATGCTAATCCAGAACTAATAGTAAGGTCATACTTAGTACGATTATCTATTTTGTAACCTATCCAATCGTCTAGAGTTCTGTCAAAATACATCTTACCCATCTCACCTGTTTCTGAGTTTATACCTACGTGTTCTTCAACGTAAGCCTCTATAGCTTGTGCGTGAGCCTGGATAACATCAACTGAGTTAGAAGGTATACCACGGGTTTTTGTGTTTGACGCTGCGTTTGGAGACTTTAAGTGTTCTGGTCTTTTCATCACATACTCTTCGTATCCACGAGCTTCAAAATGCCTTACTATACCGTATTTGTTGTTTTCTATAAGAAGGGGATAACCATAAAAGACAGCAGCCATAAGAATATCTTCGTAAAATATTCTAGCAAGAGGAGGACGAGAGGCGTATTCGGCAACAAACATATTAGATGGCGCTGCCATATTAAACTTGTTGTAAAGATGGCACGCTCCTTTAGAGCCTCTGTTATCTGTAGTAGAATCCAAATCATAGCTATCTACGCCGCCAACACCTATATGGTCATTAGCTGGGTGTTTTTTTCCGTACTTAATTATGTACTTATTCTGCATTTCTGGTTTAGGCATCCAAGACAGACGCCACCTTCCTTGAGGGTTAGGACTAAATACAACTTCTTTATCAGTAACTCCATCTTTCCAACTAAAGTTACCTACAACTACAGGATGTGGGTACAGCTCTTGGTTATACTGAACCTGTTCATATATTTTTCCGATGTTAAAGGTAGAGCCTTCAATACTGTCTCGCATTGCCTCATCAATGGTAAATGGAAACTGGCGTATAAATTCG